AATTAAATTGCCCTGCGCGTGTAATTTTTTAGCGAAATAAACGCACTCATTTACGTCTTTGAAGCGCATGGTTTCAGGCACGCGCCTGCGGTCCTCTCCAGTGCCTATGAAAACATGAAGGCTAAAAGCAACAAGTATTTCCACATTATGAACTCAAGCGCTCAAGTCGATCTTCAAGCCTTTGCAGGCTATCAGTTATTCTTTGCAAATCGTTACGCAACTCGCCCCTGGACACAAAGTCCTCGCGTGTCCTGTTGATGAGTATATCCAGCCGCTTGACCTCACGCGCTTGTGATCCAAGGAACCAGCCCCCAGCCATGACTAGAACGCCGATCAGGCCGTCTATTATGTGAACTAAATCCACGCCTACCAGCCAGATGGCGTGCCAGTGAGAATTGATGGCGTCTTTTGTTCTGCAATATCTGCATCAAGTTTTGTTTTTACTTGATCCTCTGTTTCGTCTAGTGCGGCCAACACTTTAGCTTTACACCAATCCTTTGTAATTGAATTATAACCTGTAAATGATACGCCCGATTCTTGTGCCACATTCGTTGCACCGTAGAGTTTTGCTTTTAACCATTTACCAGTAGCGTCTTTGTCACTGTCAGACACAGCCTCTACAATCCAATGAATTACTTTAATGACATCAGAGTTACTACCCTCTGTTGCTACCCTTTCAAGGGTTGGAAATGTCCATGTATAACTATTAGCCATCACTTACTCTCCATCGCCGCAATACGGCTTTCCAACTCTTCAATCTTTTTATGTGCATCTTGCAAAGCAGACACTAATATTGGTGTAATGCGTCCGTAGTCCATGCTCATCATGGCCTCGTCATCATCGCCAGTGGATACGGCGTCAGGACAAAGCTCCTCCATCTCTTGAGCAATGAAGCCCATAGACCGTGGGCCGTCAGGGTTAGCCTTCCAAGCGTGGCTGACAGGGTTCATAGCCATCAGCTTGTCGGTAGCTTCTAGCGGTTCAATGTCTTGCTTTAAGCGGATGTCTGAGGTGGTGTTGTAGGTTGTTCCTGATGAGGTGACTTGAACTGTACCTACTTCACTGCCACTACGGCGAAATGATACTAAGTGGCCATCGTCGTTTCTATTTGTATAGAGTGCCCTGTCGTCGTCACGACAGAAAAAACCATCTCCAACACTCCTAATGGCTGCTCCCACAGTTGTGTTGCTAAAGCCAGGACTATCCGTATTACTCTGTCCAATTCTAAGATTTCCACTGGACGTAATTTGCATCCTTTGTGCATTGCCAGTGCCAAAAATCATCTTGTCGGATTCAGCATTGTTCAGGACCATAGTAGTGTTAAACAGAGCAACTGCTGCACCACGGTTAGAACCAGAAGATGGGTCTGTAAGTTTTAGATACGCACCATCAGCATCGTTTATGTTAAATATTCTGGACCCAGAAGGCACTGATACACCAGCTAATGATGAATCAACAGTAACAGCATCTAAACCCATTGAGATGTTGCCATCTTCTCCATCCACAAAAAATGCGTGTCCGTGTTCGTCAGATTCAACACGAAAGTCTACGTCTACACTATCTTCATTAAATACCGTTTCATCGGAGTGGAGTTTAATACGGCTGTTTCTGGAGCCGCCCTTCATGGTGCTAAAGGTCATGTGTGCCGACTCTGAACCATCTGCTACAGCGATTGCCCCGACAAATATATCGCCATACTGCGTAGATTCACCAGCATCGTTGTCAATCTTAAAGTTAATTTGACCGCAGTTGTCACCATTTGCAGGGCTAGAACTGTCTCTAGTCAAATCAAATTTTGGCCCAATACTGCCATCTGCGTCTGTGGATTTGAGTGTAAGCTGTACAGTGTTGTCGGCAGTGGTTATTGTAGAACCGTCAGTTGCGGTAAACGCCCCTGTGATGTCCACGCCAGTTGATGCAGTGGCAATTTTAGCAACATTGTTATGATATAGAGTTGACGCACCATCAGCGACAAACTTTGCCATAAACTCACCGCCGCTGCTGATAATCTCCACGTTTGCAGAGCCAGCTAACCGTAAGTTTCCTGTGCCAGTGTCGTTAACATAGCTATCGCTGGAATCGTGATAAATTTGTAAATCTGAAGAGTCACCAAACATAGCCCTCGCATTATCAGGGAATAATATTTTTTGTTGGCCTGTTGGCACATTAAACACTGTAGCATCTGCATCGTTCTTTAGCGTGATGTCGCTGGTGCTGCCCTGTCCTGTTAGGATAAGACCCTCTGCCGCTGTGTAGCCAATAGCAGCATTGTCGCCAGCACTGGTGTCGGCAGTAGCCTCTAAGGTGCCGCCAGTGATTACGCCTGTCGTTGTGATTGCGCTAGAACCGTTGTCAATCGCGCCAAAGCCGCTTGTGATGCTGCCAGAGTTAAGTGCGCCAGTTGTGACGATGTTAGAACTACCAGCCGCTGGTGCTGCTGCTATGTCAGACAACACCTCTGACGCAGAACGCCCCTCGATGGCCGTCCCATCCACACGCAGAAAGTCATTGTCAGCAACACCGCTTGTAAACTTAGGCACATTATTGTTTGAAATGCCTGTGTCGAGCGTGGCAGTGGCTGTGATAGCCGTGCCGTTCAGTGTCATGGCATCTGCTTCAAGCGTGCCGTCAATATCAGCGTCACCAGATACATCGAGGCTACCGGCGTCTAGCTCGCCTGTCAGCGTGATATTACGGAAGCTGGCAACGTCCTTATTAGCATCAGCCGTAACCACTTTAGAGGCCACCACCGTGCCAACGGCAGCGCCTGTGTCGCTATAGTTTAGCTCCGCGCCAGTTGCTGTAACAGCAGTGCCATTGATTGACAGTGCGTCAGTCTCCAACGTGCCGTCAATATCTGCATCGCCGCTTACGTCCAGCGACCCGGCATCCAACTCGCCAGTAAGTGTGACGTTGCGGAAACTGGCGATATCCTTGTTGCTATCAACAATGACCGCTTTAGATGCCGTCACAGTGCCTGCTGTAACGCCGTCAATGGCCTCTAGCTCTGCCTCGCTGATGACCGCGCCTGATCCAAGCGTTAGATCGCCACCGACTGTGAGGTTGCCTGCCACAGCGGTTGTGCTGCTGGCCACTGTGCTGTTGGGCGTGTGTGTAAGATAGCTAACAAAGCTGCCGCTAATCTTGCTGGCCATGGTGAGCGTGCCGCCATCAGCAATGTTCACTTTATGCTGGTCAGCATTGTCATCGCCCTGGTCGGCCTTTAGGACGATACCAAGCGCCGCGCCCTCTACATTTGCCGCAATCTCTAGGCTGTTATTGGTGCTTTCATCATATTGAATTGTGATGTCGCTATTGGTGCCAAGCACAATTGTCTTGTTGTCAGGCACTGTCAGACCTTCAGCAAACGGTATCGCCGCTGTGCAAGTCTGCGTCCCATCCTTTAAGATGCAAGTGGACAGGCCGGTAGCCATGCCGTCTAGTTCAGTGTCGAACTTGCTGGCCAGAATTTTGACGCCGTTATCGCGGTCTGTCGTGCAGTCAAATGTGCGTGAAAAAGTGCCGCCCGAAAATGCCATCAGATTGGCCCCCCTGGTGCTATCGTATAATGTGCGCTTATAAAGCTGATGGTTTGCGTGCTGGTTGCGACCTTGATGCGCAATGCTGCCGAATATCCTAGTCTGTTAACCGCCTTGCGGCGTTTGGTGACGCCTGCGCCTGTGGTGTCAGCCCAGAAAAAATCATCCCAGGTTGCCGTATCCCAGGCTGCAAGATTGCTTGCAAATGTAACTGGGCTAACATCAATGGCTGCAACCGGCGCTTGGTCTACGCCTACGCCAAATGAGAACACAATGTCTGTCTCACCCTCCAGCATGGGCTGAACGCTAGAAAAGCGTTTCATCGTGCCTCGATCACCAAAATAATTGTAGCTGGTGGCCAGATCACCAACAATGTTTTCCCCATTATCAGCATCACCGCCCACCTTGAACACCACGCCAGATGCGCTGCCAAAATATGTGTCGCCATTGAATTGGCCCCAGACATGGGCCGGTATGTCCTCAAAGATGCACCAGGCTCTGATGATCGGGTTGAAAACGTGCTGATTGAACGGATCAACGTCATTGGTCGGATAATTGAATATGACCTTGTCACCGTCCGGGCTGACAAATATCTGCCAGCCTGTCAATGTGCCGGTGGCTTTGACCTGGGCAATCACCGTGCCGCGTATTTTTTCCGAAATGGCTGCTGCCTTGTTGCCAACTATATCCTGGCGCACAACCTGAGAAAGCGGCAGATACCCCTCTCTGGTCATTACAATTACATCGCCGCCCAGCTTGGCTATGGCGCGTTTTTCGTTTATCGGTTCTGCAATCCTAAATGTGCCGACCAAGGCAAAATCACTGGCAGGGTTTGAGCCAGAGTAAATGAGAACCTCGCCGCTGGTCATAATGATGCAAAGTAAATCCTCGACCCCTTCACCACCGTCGATCGTCAGGGTGTTAATCATTATGATGTTACCGCCAAATGTTCCGACAAGGCCCACAGGGAACTTTGTAAAATTGCCCTGAAATGTGTCAACGGTGGCGCTGTGATAAAAGTTCTGGCTTGTGCCGGTCCAATAGTAAACGCGGTTTTTATGAGCGTGGACGCCGGTCAGCGTGTTGGCATTGACGCTATCAGATAGCGTGATTGACAGATCAGACGCGCTAGAGCCATCCCATGAAAACGGCACATTGGCACCAGATGGCACCACCACAGTCACGTTGTTGAACTCAATATGCTCTGCCCGGCCATTCGCTAGGCCAGTTTTCTTGCTAACGGCTGACCCGCTGTCAATCTGGTAAAATGTACCGTTTGATCCAATCGCCAACAACTGGCGGTTTGCGCCAGCATTATGCTCAATCAGCGTTTCAACATTGCCGGTGCCAACGCCAGTGCAGAATGACGTATAGCCATCGCGCAGCGTGACTTTCTCCACAGTTGGGAAAAAGTTGGACATAATCAGCGCATCCGTTGGCGGCATGGCATCAATACTGTCACGGCTATTTAGGCCACCCACCGGGGCTGGCACAGAGGCTGCTTTGGCGCGATAGCCCCTAGATGATGGTAGTGCTTGTAACATCAGCCGCCATATCCGCTGTCAGGTAGGTTGTAGCTATACGGATCGACCAGGTACTTTCTGGCGTCATCCATTGTGATGATCGGCGCACCGCCTGACCGGCTGATAGCCTGGCGCAGTTCTAGCTGGTACTGGCGAAAATCCTCGTCATATGCCAGGCCGTGGTTCTGCTTGAAACGCCATGTGACGCCCATTTCCAGCAAAGTCTCATCGAGTATGCCAACGTCTGTATCAGCCGCCATAGCGGCCTGTGAGGTGCCGCCGCTGGTCTGATTCCAATGGCTTGATATATATTCAAAGCCTATTGATTCTGTTGCCGTTGGCGTAGGCGTCAGATCAAAGCGCAAGGCATTGCTGCTTGGCCTGAGCCTGAAGCGCTCAACAACGCCGCCAGTGGTCGTGCCAAAACGATCAGCCTGGTATTGTTGCGGCGTAATCGGGCCTGCTAATTGGTTCAAATCTGTTCTGTTGTAGGCCGTCCCTGAAACAAAGCGGTCAAAATCTGTGGGCAGCGCATAGTTCTGTGTGCCGCTGGCCGTGTTAAAAGTGTGTTCTTTCGACAGGATTGGCCAGTTGGTGGCACGCATTAATTGCTTGCCTTCACGGTTTATAAAGACCAGCAGTTGCCTGGCAACCGGGTCAGTATTACCGACCACAGTTGAAGGGCGTTCAAAGCCGGTGTAGTCAGCTACCGTCTGCGCTATCGTCAACAGGCTCATCAGATTTCTCTTTTACTGCTTTGAGGGTTTTGGTCG